TTGAATATTCTAATTTAAAACGAATTATTAATACAACAACTCTTAAAAAAGCTGGTAAAAATTTAACTTTAAATGATGCAATTAATGATTTTATAGATAGTAAATTTTTTAAATATCACGAAAGTATGATTGAACAATATGGTTTAAAATCAAGAGAAGGACAAACTTCAGCAGATTTTATATTTACAGAAATGAATAGTATTAATAATAGTTTTATTACAAAAGGGATTGTTGAATATACTAATAAGTATATGGGCGAGAAAGGATTTTCTGATAGAATCAAAGCAAAAGATAATCTAAAAAAAGATTATTATGAGAAATTAAAACAACAAATGAATGATCTTAACTTAGGATTCTTTTAACTATGGCTACCAACACTACAGCTACCACACAAAATCATAACGGAAATGGTAGCACTGCCACTTTTGCTATATCTTTTTCTTTCTTAGAGAATACTGAAGTTGATGTTAGAGTTGGTGGTGTTCTTAAAACACTAGGTACTCACTACAATATTAGTGGTTCATCAGTTACTTTTACTTCTGGTAATATACCTCCTTCTGGTACTGCTAATATAAAATTTCAGAGAGATACAAATATAAGTGCAAAGAAAGTAGACTTTGCTGATGGTAGTGTTTTAACAGAAACAGACCTTGATAATAATAGCGACCAAATATTATTTGCTCAACAAGAAATTACAGATAAATTAGGTGGTATTGAAGAAGGTGCTACAGCAGATCAAACAGATGCAGAAATAAAAACTGCTTATGAAAATAATTCTGATACAAACGCATTTACTGATGCTTTACTATCAAAATTAAATGGCATAGAAGCAGGTGCTACAGGAGATCAAACCAATGCAGAGATAAGAGCAGCAGTAGAAGCAGCTAGTGATAGCAATGTGTTTACTGACAATGACCACAGTAAGTTAAATGGAATAGAAGCAGGTGCTACAGCAGATCAAACAGTATCAGAAATTAAAAGTCTTATAGCAGGTAGTCCTCTTGATGCTAGTCATCTTGCAGCAAACTCAGTTGATACAAGTGAACTGGTAGATGACGCTGTGACAAATGCCAAAATTGCAGATGCAGAACTAAAAACTTTAGCAGGTATGCAATCTGGTACAGCTTCTAAATTAGCTGACAGTACAGCTTTGACATCTGATATAGCAGACCTTAACCAGTTAGATGGTTTACAGAAGGCAACAACTATAACTGATGACGATACTAAGTTTCCTACAAGTGGTGCAATCGTAGATTATGTAGCTGCACAGTTAGCACCTATTGGTGGTTTAGAAGCAATAGCAAATGAAAACTCTTTTCCTAATACACAACCAGCGTCAGGTGTGGTTATAAGTATTGCAGATGCAGGTGGTATGGCAGTAGCATCTGATGGAACTGCATCTGGTACGACAGTAGGTGGTACAACAGTAAATATATCTGGTATTGCTACAAACTTTCGTGGAGCTAGTGTTGCAGCAGGTATTAGATTTCTTGTTGTTTCTACAGGTGCAGGTCAAAACTATACATACCACAAAGCAACTTTAAAAGAAGATGACCTTGTAAGTCTTAGTGGAGATATAAATGATTTTGCTAACAGGTATAGAGTTGGTTCTAGTAATCCAACAACTAGCTTAGATAACGGAGATTTATTCTTTAATACAAGCACAGGTAAAATGCTTGTATATAACGGCACAAATAGTGCTTGGGAAGAAGTACAAAGTATAGGTAACTTTTTTATATCTACACTTAGCCCTGCGTTTGATGGCAGTACACAAAATTTTACCATTAGTGATGCACCTACAAACGTGCAACAAATATTATTAATTATAGAAGGTGTAATACAAAAACCTAATGCTGGTACATCTACACCTACAGAAGGTTTTGCGTTAGATGGCAGTACAGTTAAGTTAGCTGCTGCACCTGCTATTGGTGCAAGCTATCACGCAGTAGTAATGGGTTCTACTGTGAATATTGGAACTCCAAGTAACAACACAGTAACAACAGCAATCCTACAAAACAATTCTGTATCAACTCAAAAAATACAAGATGAAGCTATAACACTTGCAAAATTAGAACATGGTACGTCTAGCAATGATGGCAAATTTTTAAGAGCTAATAATGGTGCTGACCCAAGTTTTGAAACAATAGATTTAACCGCTTTAAGTGCATCTAATTTAACGTCTGGAACTGTACCTGATGCTAGATTCCCTGCAACTTTACCAGCAGTATCAGGAGCAAACCTAACTAATTTACCAGCAGCTAATATTACAGGAACTTTACCTGCTATTTCAGCAGCTAATTTAACTAATATTCCTGCTGCAAATATTACTGGTGCATTACCAGCTCTTAGTGCTAACAATTTAACTAATTTAACAGCAGCTAATTTACAAGGTGCATTACCAGCTATTGATGGATCTGCTTTAACAGGAGTTTCATCACAAAAAGCAGATGGTTGCGTTACAGAAAACTCGCAAACAATTTCAAATAATTACACTATGACTTCAGGTAAGTCAGGAATTAGTGCTGGTCCTATCACAATAGCTAATAATGTAACTGTTAACATTCCGTCAGGTTCACGCTATGTTATTGTCTAGGGGGTAAAAATTATGCCAATAGTATTAAATGGGTCAGGAACAATAACAGGTATATCGGCAGGTGGTTTGCCAGATGGAATAATACAAGCTGCGGATTTAGCAAGTGGTGTTGGTGGTAAAATTCTTCAAGTAAAACAGACAATCAAAACAGATACAACAAGCACAACTTCTCTTAATAGTTTTGTAGATATATCTGGAATGAGTGTATCAATTACACCTTCTTCAAGCAGCAATAAAATTTTAGTTATAGTTGATATGCGTCTTAGTGCTAACCAAAATAGGAATGTAGCTTATAGGTTAATGAGAGATAGTACTGCAATTTACATAGGTGACTCCGCTAGTAATAGAACACAAGGAACAGGTAGTATGCGTTTAATGGATCAAGCTAGATATGATATGCAATCTGAAACAGCAATATTTTTAGATTCACCTTCTACTACCTCTGCAACTACATATAAAGTCCAATGGTGTCATACTTTTGGTGGGTCTGGTGATAATTGTTGGTTAAACAGATCTTATGAAGATAATGACTCTGATGATCGAGTTAGAGCAGCTTCAAGCATTACAGTTGAGGAGGTAGCAGCATGAGTCAGATTAAGTTATTACATAGCGGTGGTAATGGTGTAATAATAGCTGCACCCGATAGTAACCCTGCATCTGATCGTACTCTTAAGTTACCTAGTGATGGTGATGGAACTATTCTTACTACTAACTCGTCTGTAGGTAAAATTCTTCAAGTTAAAAGTGTCCATAAAGATAACGGATTTAGTGTTTCAGCTTCAAGTGGTAACTTTTCCGATATTACTGGTTTAAGTGTTTCAATAACACTTACTGGTTCAGGTTCAAATGACGTATTAATACTTTTTCAGAGTAGTTTAAGTACTGGTGGAGATGTTAACCAAAGAGGTTCTTTTAGATTAGTGCGAGGTTCAACAGTAATTAATGATGCTGCTGCTGATGGTTCAAGCACAGAGCAAGCTATTTTTCCGTCTTTGGCGGTGCAACAAACTTCACAAGCTACACCTGTTTCTGGTTGTTTTTTAGACGAAAATCTTAGTGCAGGTACATACACTTATAAACTTCAAGTAGGTGCTGAAAATGGTGCAGGTACAATTTTTGTAAACGCTGCTGGAAGTGGTAACACAGGACAGACACACTACAAAGGGGTGTCAAATATAGTAGTTATGGAGGTGGCAGCGTAATGGCTATCTACTATAATTAAAGGAAAAACTATTATGGCCTTAGATCACGAAGCTATTTACGAAGCTTACAAATCAGAAGCAAAACCTGTTGTTTCTATAGATGATTCTGCTGGTGCTTTCGCAGCAGACGGATCAAAAATTAGTATTGATGATGCAAAAGTGGCAGCAGCTAGAAAAGCGTTAGATGACGCAGCAGCACTTGTAGCATACAAGTTAAAAAGAACTGGTGCTGATGGTACATTTATAGCTATTTATCCAACAATAGGAGATCAGTTAGATATGATTTACAAAGATATGTTGGCTGGTAAGTTAGATGCAACAGGCACTTGGGCTACTGCAATCAAAGCTACAAAGGACAAATATCCTAAACCATGAGTAGATTAGTTACCAACGCAATAAGAAGCACCGCAGCATCTAGTGATGCTATGACAATAGATAGTGCAGGTAAACCTTCATTTCCAAACGGAGGTGTTGGTAAAATTCTTCAAGTTAAACAAACAGTTAAAACAAGTTTTTTTTCAACAACGACTACGGGATCAGTTGTAGATGTTACTGGTGTTAGTGTTACTATCACACCATCTTCAAGCTCTAATAAAATACTCGTAAGTTGTTTTGGAGAATATGGTAATGGTAACAATGATTCTTTTGCTTCTTTATTTTTAGCAAGAACTATTGGTAGTGGAAGTGTTAATGGAGATATAGCTATTGGTGATAGTCGAGGTAGCACAACTAGAGCAACAATGAACGCAACTTTAAGAAGTGGTGGAGGTTTAAGTCATAATGTATCAAGACACTTTGGTTGTGAATTTCTTGACAGTCCTAACACAACAGATGCAGTTGAATATAAGTTAAGAATTTATGTAGTACAAGGTACACCCGCTTGTATCGGAGGTGGAAACTCAGATAACTATAATAATTTTGTTTCTCTTCCTACCTTTATTACAGCAAAGGAGGTAGCAGCGTAATGCCTTTAACACAAGTTTCATCAAGACTTATAGAGGACACACTAAGATATGTCTTAGGTGCTAGTGGTACAGATCACTATACATTTACAGGTAAAGGTCTTACAGGTGCAGTAAATGACCCTACGTTAACTCTTAGCAGAGGTCATACTTATGTTTTTGAAAACAGAAATAGTAGTGGCGCACACCCTTTCTATATAAAAACCAGTATTGCTAATGGTGGTACAAATGACGCTTACAACACAGGAGTAACAAATAATGGTGGTGCAGGTGGTACGGAGATAGTATTTACAGTACCGCATGATGCACCTGATTTGTTGTACTACCAATGCAGTAGTCATAGCAGTATGGCTGGTCAATTAAAAATTGCTGGTGCTGTAGCAGATGGAAGTATAACTGAATCTAAATTAGCTGATGATGCGGTAACAGCAGATAAGTTAGCCAACTCGATTAACACAGCTATAGCAGCGAACACAGCTAAAACAAGTTTAGAAAACAATTCAGTTACAACAGCTAAAATTGCTAATGACGCAGTTACAGGAGTAAAGATAGCAGCAGAAATTGATAATAGTCACATTACAGCAACAGCAGATATAGTTGGATCTAAACTTGCAGATAATTCTATATCTTTAGCCAAACTAGAACATGGCACATCATCAAATGATGGTAAGTTTCTTCGTGCAAACAACGGAGCAGATCCTACATTTGAAACAATATCAATACCATCTTCATTTGTAACTGGCATGATTATTATGTGGAATAGTACAGTTGCATCTATTCCTAGTGGGTGGGTATTATGTGATGGAAATAATAGTACTCCAGATTTAAGAGATAAATTTATAGTTGGTGCAAAACAAGATGATAGCGGTACTGCAAAAACTAATGTAACCGGATCATTATTACAAACAGGTGGTTCAAATTCAACTACAACAAGTATAGGTAACTCTGCTGGTGGTGCATATATATGGACAGCAGTTAACCAATACCAATTAGGGGTTCAAAAAACTGACCACACACATACTGCTGATATAATACCTCCTTTCTATGCACTTTGTTTTATTATGAAAACTTAAGTGGACATACCAGAAATTAATCTGCCTGATACAGATTATATTCTTGTACCACCTAAAACAATTTTTTATCCACCTGTGGCAGAGATTCCATATCTAGACCCTGTACTTCTTCCAAGTCTGGAACAGGTAGAGTCGGGTCTGGGAGGTCAGGAATCTTCTGCTGAAGAAGAAAAAGCATCTTCAACGGAGGAAGCGTTAGAACTAACACCAGAGACAATACCGACAAACCTGCCAGCCACCAAAGAAACTTTATCAACTGAAGAAACTATAGCTACATTTAATCTACCATTTTTCGGGGAAATGCCAATACCTGCACCAGAGGTCATTGCATCTTCTGTGATAGCTGCGGGTACTGCATCAGTAGCAAGCGTGGTAGGGGGGATTGCCATGCAGTCAGTATTAGCTTTTATCAAGAAAACATTTAAGAAAATCTTTACTAAGGTTTTGAAGAAGGAGGTAAAGGATTTTCAAACAAAGAAGGATTAGCTTTTACATAACTTCGTATATTGATTACATCATTGCAGATGTATGCGAACTTAGACTTAGGATTAATCATGTAGCCTGATGCGTGAAGCTGACTACACTTCAAGACTCTCACTAATTGTTTATCATGTATATTTTTGTCTAGTTCTTCTTTGGCTAGTTTTAGCTTTACGTCTGCTAAGTCTTGACAAGTTTTATTATTAACTCCTAAAGGAACCATAAAAGACATCTGAAATCCCCAACCTTCATTGATACTATACGTTTCACTTTCAGTATTCTCTGCGTCATTACCTGTGTAAAAAGGTGTAAATGACATTGTTGGTTGACTACATACTAAATTTCCAAACTGCTGCTTACCTGTCATTCCATTATTAATATTCATATTTTGATTGATAATACTGGAATTACCAATCGCATTTGGTTGAGCCTGTACGTTTGTATCGCCTTCGGCTCTAGCTTTATTACTGACTAAAGACAGACAAAGAAGTGATAACGCTAGTAGTCGTAATCGCATCATTCTGTGTAATTTCTTCTATTTTAGTTCCTGATGCTCTGGTAGTTACTGAAAGTGACCAATCAGCAGTAGCAGTATTAGGAGTGAAAATTGCATCTGTAGCTGTTATTCCTCCGCTAGAAGCACTTGTAACAGCAATATTTGAAGCTTCCCAAGTTTCCAGAGCAGACCCATATTTTTGAGTAACTATAGATCTTGTAATAGTCTGAGTAGTATTTTCAGTTCTATTGCTAGAGCCAGTTGACCACGTTGGCACTCCGTTTGCGTAGCAAGGTGCAGCTATAAACAAACTTAGTAATAATAATTTTTTCATTTGATACCTACCTTGTTTTTACTATTATCCACTATTTTAGGAGAATTGCCATTTTTCTTTTGTCCAACGGAAATTCCATAAGAACCTAGCACACCACTAACTAAACCTGCGGTAAATGCTCCGTCAATTCTTACCTTACCCATGTATCCAAGAGTCATCATTGATAAACTCCAAGTCAAGATTAAAAATCGGACAGCGTGACCAAACAGATCACCCCAATCAAAACCTTCCTTTTCTTCTTTTTCTTCCATGAAAAGTTAAGACTCTTGTTTAATACTAACAATGTAGCTATGTTTGGAAAGTAACACAATAGTTATTATGCTAAAAATCTTAAAACCAGTATTACTTAAATTCTTTACCACTACTGCTGTAAAGAGATTAGTAGTCGATTTGCTTAGAGCAATCTGCAAACAAACCACCAACACGTTAGATGATCGTGCTGTTGATATGTTGGAGCAACAACTATTCCCAAAACTAAACTAATATGAACCACAAAGAATTTTTCAAGATACTTGTTGGCAATCCACCGCCAGAAGTTGAGTTTGAAATTGAAATCAAACAACGTGAAACAGAACAAATGCCTGATGAAGCTATAAGAGCATACTGTTTAGACCTAGTTAAATACACCAAGCTACAAGATTTGCTTTTGACTTCAGCAATAATGCGTATATCAGAAATAGAAACCAAATTATATCGCTATGAAAAAAGCATAGAACTATATAAAAAGGTTAGAAACCTAGGTTTTGTAGGTAAAATTAAGTATCTTCTGTTTGGCAAAACAGATAAAAAGTGATTATATTAATTAAAAACAAGACTTATTATGGATAAAAACTTAAAAATACTTAAGACCATACATTATGAGTTAGCAAAACATATACTTGATTTGATAAAAAGTGGAGAAGCAAAGGCAGGGGATTTAAACGTAGCTAGACAGTTTTTAAAAGATAATGGTATTGAGTGTATTCCTGTAGAAAACAACCCAATGGAAGAGATTATGAACAACCTACCAGACCTAGATGCTGTACCTCTAGCGGAGTTGTAATCATGTCAGAAAAAAGAGATTCTTTAAAAATTAATAAAAAGAAAAAGCTAACGCAAGCTGATTACAAAAAAATGTACCCTAAAGCTGGAAGAAGAACTACTGAAGGAATGAAACAAATGAAAGAAAGAATTAAACATGGTGATATGCACCTCCATTATGGGTTTCCTGATACACCAGAAGGTAAGAAACAATATCAGAAAGCTAAAAAAGAATATGGACTATCTTAAAACATAATCATTGCAACCCTTACCAAAAAAACTACAGGACTTTAGATATTTCTTAATTGTTACTTGGAGACATCTAAACCTACCAGACCCTACACCTGTTCAGTTAGATATTGCTGAATATCTACAATATGGTGCAAGACGTAAAATCATACAGGGATTTCGTGGTGTAGGTAAGAGTTGGATTACATCTACCTATGTAGTGTGGAAACTTCGTATGAATCCACAGCTAAAATTCTTGGTCGTATCTGCCAGTAAAGATAGAGCCGATAACTTTACTACATTTACCATGCGTCTTATCAATGAGATGCCAATACTTGCTGATTTGATACCCAGAGATGACCAGAGAAACAGTAAGGTGAGTTTTGATGTAAAACCTGCACAAGCCGATCATGCTCCCTCATGCTCTTCTAGGGGTGTTTTAGGGCAGATGTCAGGAGCTAGAGCAGATGAAGTTATCGCTGATGACGTAGAAGTTCCGAATAATTCCTATACACAACCAATGAGAGACAAACTTAGTGAAGCTGTAAAAGAATTTGAAGCGATATTAAAACCAAATGGCAAGATTACCTTTCTTGGTACACCACAAGTAGAAAACTCTGTGTACCTGACACTAGAAGAAAGAGGATACGAAACAAGAATATGGACAGCTAGATACCCACAGCTAAAAAACAACTATGGAGATAGACTTGCTCCTATTATCAACAGAAAGCTTACAGAAGGGCTTGTAAAGCCTAATGATCCTGTAGACCCTATAAGGTTCTCTGCACAAGATTTGATGGAACGTGAAGCTTCCTATGGTCGTTCTGGCTTCAATCTACAGTTTCAACTAGATACAACTCTCTCAGATCAAGATAGATACCCTTTAAAGATAAACGACCTAGTAATTGCTTCTGTAAACAAAGAATTTGCACCAGAAAAAATAATTTGGTCTAATAATCCAGAATATGTCATCACAGATCTGCAATGTGTAGGCTTCAATGGCGATAGATTTTACCGACCAGCCCAAGAATTTGGTGACTTTATAGAATATACAGGGTCAGTTATGTTCGTTGATCCCTCAGGGAAGGGCAAGGACCAGACCGCTATAAGCTGCGTTAAGATGCTTAATGGTAATTTATACGTCACAGAGTGTTTAGGACTCTCAGGAGGCTATTCTGACGCTGTTCTAGAGAAGATTAGTAAGATTGCTAGAGACAATAAAATAAATCAAATACTTGTTGAACAAAACTTTGGCGGTGGTATGTTCGCTGAACTCCTCAAACCCTTCCTAATGAGGTTTCACCCATGCCAAGTTGAAGACGTTAGAAACAATAAGACTAAAGAACTGCGTATAATCGACACATTAGAACCTGTAATGAACTCTCACAGGCTCATAATTGACCGCAAAGTGATAGAAAAAGACTTCCGTTCTAACCCTCAAGAGACACCAGAAAGAAGACTTAAGCTTCAACTCGTCTATCAACTATCTCGTATCTCTCGTCACAGGGGTTCTCTCGTACATGATGACCTTGTTGACTCCCTTGCAGGTGCAGTTGCTTACTGGACAGAGTACATGGCTCAAAATGAAGACCTAAATATCTCTAAAAGAAAAGAAGAATTACTATCTATACATACAGATAACTGGAACTCTATGTTTAATAACACCATATCTCAAACTGCTATGGGTATGACCCCTCAACAAATAAGAAATAGCAACGTATCTAACGAAGGTTTCCTTAAAGATTTCTATTAGGGACCACTATAGGAGAAAGAATACACCCGTAATTCTGACTCCATACTTAAGAACACACTAAGATTACACTAAGAATACCCTAGGGGGAAGGACCCTTAGACTGCTGCTGCATGATTAACCCCCAAAAAAATTTAGAAAGAAAAATTTGAAGGGGTAATGCGTATATATGCGTTGCAATTTTACCCGTACCCTATCGCAAAAATTACAAAAAAAAGGATATTATCTAGTAAAACCATTGATATAACTAGGATCTCATAATATATCTTATATTATTTATAGGGTATTCTCTTGTTTTGGCTTTGATTTGCTTTTTATGGCTCTTTATTTTTGTTTATTATCGGTACATAATCTTATTGTTACAAAATGTTAACTTGGATTTCTTAAGTGATACCAAGGGATAACAAGGAAGTTTCTATTGAAGCCTTGCAATAGGCAACAGTACATGTAATGATATCAATATCGGATTCGAACCGATCAATCAAACCAAACTAAGAACCACTATGAACACAATTAAAGTATCTACTAGATCAGCTTATGGTCAGACTTATGTAGATGTTATTGATGACAAACAACGAGGAGCTTTGCAGTCTTTGACAGGCAACAGCACATTAACTCAAAACAATATTAACTCTTTGAAAGTCCTTGGCTTTAACTTTGAGTTAGTACAAGAAAAACCACAAGAGATCTCATTTTAGAACTATGATTGAAAGAACTTACAAAGTCACTTATTGTTGTGATTATCTTGACTCAAATCCAGTTATCAAAACATTTGATGATTATGACGAGATGCAAGATTGGATATCTGAAGAAGTACAAGCTAGACTTGATTTCTTTGTTCAGCATAGTCCTTATACAATTTCTGAAGAAGATTACAAAAATCAGGAAGAAATTGAATATTCATTAATGACTATTAAAGAACTTTAACGATTCCTTAAAGCTTACTTAGTAGGCTTTAAAGAGTCCTTAAGACTCTACAAACCAAACAAACCAAATTGAACCATGAACCAACTAAAACAAGATGTAGCATCTTATATGATCTCTCAACTTGAGAGTGAAGTCGGACTAGATAATGATGTATCAGATTTACACCATTATTTACTTAATGAAGATTATTTCATTATTGGAACTTACGAAGCTAAACAATGGTTAGGCTCTGAAGTCTTTGACGTTATCGAAACAATCAGAGAATATGAGCAGTCAAACTTTGGACAAGTATCAACCGATTTTTCCGACCCTGAGAAAGTCGCTAATATGATTGCTTATATCTTGGGTGAAGAAATATTATCTGAATCTGACATTTATCAACAAATACAATTTGATAAAAACATATTAGAAGAAGATGATATTTCAAACCTTATTGAAGATTTAAAAGAATCTTTCTAGGTGGGCTAATAAGCCTACCTTGAAAGGCTCATAAACCTTTCACTTTACAAACCTTATTTTGAACCACATTATGCTTACTAAACTTGAGAAGAAAGAGTACAAAAAGTTAGGAAAATTAATTCTTAGCTTGCCTACTGACTCAAAACAATTTCATGAGATCACACCTAGATTTCTAGAATTGAATCAAAAAAGATACAATCCTTTTTACAATCGAGGTGCTAAGTAATGACCAAATCAAAATACATTTATCGTACTTATGATAATTCGTCTATTGATGGTATTAAAAAAGCCGATAGAGAACATAACAGGCTTATTAACTTAGGTTATAGAGTAAGCCATACATCAAGCGGATTGATGTCAGCACACATGACTTACGAGTTATGCTCTTAGATTCTTTCTTAGAGGGCGGTCTAGCCCTCTATGAAAGGCTCATAAACCTTTCACTTGTAAACCTTACATTTAGAACCACAATGAAACACAAAACAATCACATCAAAAAGCTACAACAGAAAGTTTTGGCTTAACGATAATCAAGACTTTTGTTGCTCGCCTTTAGATGCACAACACAAAGTAGATTTAGTTGAAGATTGGATTGCACATGAACACGTTGAATCAGTAAGCAAGTATCAATTATCAAATGATCTTGAACACTTCTTTGAAATTCAAAGACATTTAACGATAGTTCAAATGGGAGGGTTCAGCACAATGCTTGACTCATACCGCAACAGAAAAGTGAAAACCTCTTAGTTTTCCCTAGCTGGACATCAACAAGTCAATTTAATTTTAAAAACTAGGTTGACTTTTCTTTTATCCTTTGGCATACTCATATACAGGTATGCCAAATACCATTAACCAAACTACAGGAGCCACAAGCCTTGACTATTTACGAATACTTCAATCAACTTACTTCACAAGGTCTAGGACTAGACCACTCTGAAGAATTTGAAGATGCAATTAATGACACACTTGCATTGATACAACAATCTTCACTAGCTGATATTGAATCAGGAAATGAAGATGACTAGATCACAATGGCAGACGCTTGCAGAACTTGATGAGATACTCACAAAAGCTGCAAGACTAACCGATACATCTTATTCAATAAACCTGCCACATGATAAAGGTGGCAACCTTTCAATGAATGAGTCTA